AGTGTATCCTCCTTCAATGGCTGTGTTAGATCCGGATGTATTGTTTTGAGTAGATCCTGCGTTTGCATTTTCATGTAATAAAAATAATATGGATAAGGTTATTAAAACTCTCCAAACAAAATAAGAAAATTTTTTCCAACCTGTGGGTCCATCCCAATTAACTCTTTGTAAAAACTCATTTAGTGTCTTCATCTTTTTTAGTTACCTCATAAAACATTTTATCGGAGTCCTCAGTTACCAAACCTTTATTCTCAACATTCCAATAAGTTGTTTGAACACTGTAATCTGGCCAATTATCCTTAACGGTAAAGCTAGGTATATTCCAAATGATTCTATTATTGGGTTGAGCGGCAAAATTGCCGTTATCTAAAGCAAGAACATGAGCACATTTATGTTCTTGAGGTATTTCTGAGTGCTCTATATCCAGTATATTACTATCTGGAGATGCCCAGTCAAGTGTAAATAAGTAATCACCAGGATAAAATTTTTTATTTATACCTCTGTATTTTCCTCTAGCGGAACTTAAAAAATCAAAGCAATGAACAGAAGGATGATAACTAAAGCAATTCCACAGTTGTAACTCGTGTACTTGCATATCGGGCACTTCGGTTCTTTGAAGATGTTTTTGGAAAAAAGCTGAGATAGGCAACCGATAAAAGATCGCACCGTTCTCCAACATGCAATGAAATAGTATCGCTTTTCCAGCGATACTGGTGATTCCAAAGATAACCACATCTTCAGCTTCTCCATGATGTTTTTGTAAATCATATAAATACTCTCGTCTTATCTGACAATAAATAGGTGGTATGTTTGCATTTAAATAAGCCATAGTTAATCATATATATCTCCCCAAGTCTCACCTGATTCATAATCAACTTTGTTGGGAACTTCTAGTTTAACAGCATTCTCCATAATCTCAATAATTTTTTTAGCATGTTCTGGAGACTCTACTGATAAATCTAATTCATCATGGATTTGTATGTGCGCTATAATACCTTCTTTGTATAATTCTAACATACATTTTTTGGTCATGTCTGCAGCACTACCTTGAATTAATTTATTTAAAGCTTTGTATGTGTAAGCTCTTTTGATCCCTGGTCCGTGCTCCTTGAGCGCATCTTCATGAGGTAATGCTTTATGCATTCCAAAACTATTAGGCTCCCACAAATAAAATCTACATAGTCTACCTAGTAACGTTCTTATCTGACCACGTTCTTGTGCACGGTTTGATGCAGCATTGGTAATTTGTTTTACGAAAGGTACTTTTGCGTGATACTGATTAAATAATTCTTCTGCTTTTTCTTTAGATACACCTAGTTCGGCCTGGAGTTTTGCTTTACCCATACCGTAAAATAATCCAAGGTTAATTACCTTAGCTTGTGATCTTGGTATCTGTGCCATGTCTGCAACGATTTGATGAAAGTCTGTTGTTGAATCATTATTATATGCATCCACAACATCGTATACCGATGGAAACTTATACAAAGAAGCATAGTGCACTACGAGTCTTGGTTCTTGTTGAGAGTAATCAAAACAACCCCACGTACAACCTTTATCAGGTAAGAACAGAGAACGTATCATAGGTCCTAGATCCTTGTTTCTTGCCGGTAGTTGTTGAAGGTTCGGGTTACTATATGAAAATCTTCCCGTAACGGTGCCTCCTTGGTCTGATCTTATTTGATTTATGTCTGCATGGATTCTACCTTTGTGCTCGTATCTAATGATTGTATCAATAAAGGTAGTGTGAGCCTTGTTTATTTCTCTAGCTTTTGCTATCTTATTTACTAACGGATGTTTATGTTCTTGAAGAAAATTTTTTGTAAAAGAAGGGGCTTGTGATTTTTCAGTTCTTTCGTAAGGTAAACTCAGTTTATCAAAAACTTTGGCAATACTACGGGCTGCCCATATTTGAGTTTCTATTCCTGTTTCTTTTTTTACTTCTAGGAGTAAGTTTTCTTCTTGCGATGCTAACTGTTTCTTTAATATATGAGCGCGTTGAACATCGACTCTAACTCCTTTAAATTTCATATCTACTAGACAAGGAAATAAATCTGTTTCTAAATTAAAAATAGATTCTATGTCCTGATGAATAATTTCTTTTTTCATCATTTGCCAAAGTTCTAAAGTAAGTTCTGCATCTTTCTCTGCGTAGGCTCCAACTTCCATCGCAGGTAGTTGCCACATGTCTGCTTTGGGATCGAGTCCTCTAGACTTAGCGGCCTCTACTAATGCTACTTCAGATTTACCGTGACCTAAATAGTCCCAACCCAAAGCATTTAAACTATATTGAAATCTATTTTCGTCTACGAGAGATGCTGCAATCATAGTATCTACAATTAAACCGTTGATTTTTATACCTAATTTACGTATCCAACATACATCATACATTGCATTGTGAAATATTTTTATAGCATCACATGCCATAGTATCTTTAAACCATTCTAAAGTTTTTTTACGATCCATGTTGGGACCTTCACCATGTGCGATTGGAAAATAATATTTTTTACCAGGCACCGCTACTGCAATCCCCACCACTTCACCATTACCTATCACAGCACCAGATCCTTTAGAACGTAAATCTGGATCTCTTGTTTCTAAGTCCACAGCAATCTCATCGTAAGAACGTAAATCAGGATACTCTTCTGGTTCTATCCATTCCGTAGCTGCACTAAATCTAGGAATAATCATTCGTAATCCCTTGCAATAATCATATCAATATATTGTTTTGCTTTTTCTAAATCCTGTCTTTTGTTTTTCTGTCTATGTCTACAAATATATTTAATAACATTACCCTCTGCAAAAAGCAATTCGTTCTCTCCTATAAACTGAGAGGGTTGTATTTTAAATTTTTTATAATGATTTCCTCCAATTTGCTTACTCCACGTCATACTTTTAAATAAATCTTTGTGTGTCATAACTGATAACCATACCTTTCTATTTTTGCTCTCATTAAATATAAATTATTTTTAGCACGAGTTGCTCCAACATACCAGACTCTGTGTTCTTCATCTCTTTTCTTAGTATTGTTTTCGATTGATTGTCTAATTTTTTTTGCGTTATCTAATATTAAAATAACATTTTCTTCTTCTCCTCCCTTTGCTGCATGTATGGTGGATAAATATATTCTTGCAGGTTCTTTTAATTTTTCTCCATTAGATAACATTAAACGAATATAATTTACTTGTTCTCTAGGTGCTTTTTCAAAAGCTTCAAACCAAGTCAAAGACTGATTCATGCTTTCACCTGTATATTCTTTAACATCTTTCATTTCATTTTCTGTAAGTTCTTCTCCCTTAGACCAACGAGTGTAGTTGATAATTGCTTTGTATAGTTTAACACTATAACTTTTACCCTTTTTTGTTTGATAATAAATACCAATAGACTCTAAATTTTTAATAATGTCTCTTAAACGAGAAGTGGTTCTAGATAAGATCAACCATTTATTTTTTGTAAGATCCATTTGATTTATATCTGATATAGTATTAAGTTCTCCTTCTTCTTCTCTTGGTTCATATCTTTTATAAACTCTCAAACCTTGTATACGATTAATAATAGTTTTAGATATCTCTTGTACTTTTTTTGGTATACGATGAGATTGTGTTAAAAATATTTCTTTACCTCTTTCATTTATAAACCTGTCTACATCTGCACCAGCCCATTGATAAATAGCCTGGTCATCATCACCTGCTAGATAAACATATTTTGATTTTGTTTTTAATAAATCATATAGCTTCCATTGTAGTGGAGATAAATCTTGTGCTTCGTCAATAAACACAGCCTCAAACTCAGGACATACTTCTGGTTTTTCTACAAACTGATGAATCATATCATTAAAATCAATTAGATTATTTTTCTTTTTGTATTCTTTTAAATTAATTGCAATGTGATTCAAACAATCCCAACTCATATCTTCATTAAGATAATCTCCTGTTTGCCATTCTTCTTCAATACTTATGTCTTTATTCTTTGCTTTACCAATCAAACTAAAATAAGGATTGTCACAAGTTAGATAATGAAACTGTTCTTGATTAAGTTTATCTTGATAGTTAACTCTTATATTTAATATCTTACCTAAGTCTTCGTAATGATAAGGTTGCATAACATTCTCTTCTTTTAAACCCAGGGAATGGAAAGCAAACGAATGAAGTGTTTGAAAGTATTTTAATTTACTCTTAGGCATATTCATTCTTTCTTGCGCTTCTTTTGCTGCCTTCTTGGTAAATGCAAAGTAACCTATTTTATGTAATGGTATACTTTCATCGGTATAAAATTTTACAAAATTTAATAATTTGGTAGTCTTACCGGTACCTGGAGGACCATAAACTTTATAAATCATAGTATGTTTTCTCTATCTTGCATTGTTATTATCTCTTCAGGAGACTATTCTTTATGAAAATATTCTATTG